GAAACGGATGACTATCCAACGAATTACATTATTTCACCGTTTAACAAAAAGAATCGGTAAGGTTATCCGAGTGTGAGTGCCTCCAGGCTCTTTTTTATTGGGGTGATGCCATGAACATATATAAAACCCGCAAGTGGCAGCGAACGCGTGAAAGAATTATGCGCCGGGATGAATATATTTGTCGGGAGTGCAAAAGGTACGGTAGAACTACACAGGCAACAACAGTGCATCACATCTATCCGCTGGAGCAGTATCCAGAGTGGAAGTGGGCTACCTGGAACATGCTAAGCTTGTGCGATGCCTGCCATAATAAAATGCACAATAGGGAAACAGGGGAGCTGTCAGAACTGGGGAAGCAGTGGACAGTTAGAACATCCCCCCCTCCCTAGAGAATTAGGCCTTGCCCTCTGGGGATCGGCGCGGGGGAACCTTTTCCAATAGAGCACGAGTTTTGAGCAAAGGGGGAACACATAAGCATGGGAGGTGAAACCTTGGACGATTACAGCAAAGCGGAAAAGCGGTATAAAAACCAGATTATCAACAAAATGAAACAGGTTGGGACTTATAATGCCAGCTTCATGTATACCATTAACACATTGGCCAAGGTTTTAGCCGACTACGAGGAAACGATTAACCTGTACGAGCGCACAGGCAGGCAGAAAATTATGAAGCACACAAACAAAAGCGGTGCAACCAACATAGTCAAGAACCCGATTTATCAAGCGATTGAAAAGCAGCGGGATGACATAATAGCATACTCGCGGGAGCTGGGGTTAACACCAGCGGGGCTGAAGCGAATACAAGACAAGGGCAACACCTCCAAGAAAGAGTCAAGGCTTGAGAGGGTTCTGCATGAGCTCACGAAATAAAGCCCCAAACTATGACACTGTAATGGAGTATGCTAGAAGTATTGTTGAGGGACGCAAGGTCGCCTGTGCAGAGACTATCCAGATGTGTCAGCGTTTCCTTGATGACCTGAATAATCCTTTGTATGATTTCAAGCCGAAAAATGCCGAGTTCGTAATTGGGATAATTGAAAAAACATTTGTCCACCAGAAAGGGGAGGACATGCAGGGACGTCCGTTACGCGGCAGGCCTTTTTTATTGGAACCATGGCAGAAATTTATAGTCTACAACCTTTTAGGTTTTTATCATAAAGACACCGAAATTCGGAGGTTCAAAGAGGCCTTTATCATGGTGCCCCGTAAGAACGGCAAGACGCCGTTTATTGCTGCTTTATCATGGGGCCTTGGGCTGCTTGAGCGGAAGTCCGGGGCAGAAATCGTCATAGTGGGAGCGCTGTTAAAACAGGCCCTGCAGAGCTTTGACTTCCTGCTTTACAACCTAAAGGAGATGGGTGAAGCTGATAATTTCCGTATCCTGGACAACAACCAGGAACACTCCATCTACGGAGAATTGGGTGAAGGGTATTTGCGCATTGAAACCATTGCCGGCAATTCTGACCGCATGGATTCGCTGAATACACTTATTCAAATCTTAGACGAGATGCACTTGTATAAGAGCCCGAGCCAATACAACACCATTAAGGAGTCCGGCAAGGCGTACCGCAACAGTCTGTGCATCGGAATCACGACCGCTGGCGACAACATGAACTCGTTCTGCTACAACCGCATGAAGTATTGCCAGAAGATACTTAATGGCACAGTAAAGGACGAGCAGTATTTCGTTTTCATCGCCAAAGCAGATGAAGACGAAAACGGAGATGTTGATTATCTAAACCCAATTGAGCATGAAAAGGCTAACCCTAACTACAATGTTTCAGTCTCTGCCCAAGAATTGATGACCGAAGCACTCCAGGCACAGAACGACCCGCAGCAGCGAAAATCGTTTCTTGCTAAATCCTTAAATGTCTACACATCGGCAATGAAGGCTTATTTTAACATCGACGAATTTAGAGCTAGCGACCGCAAATATAACTGGACAATGGAAGAACTAGCAAAGCTTCCAATAGAGTGGTATGGCGGGGCTGACCTTGCCAAATTGCATGACCTTTGTGCAACAGCTTTGTATGGAACTTACAAAGACGTTGATATAGTAATTACTCATGCCTTTTTCCCCATAGTGGCAGCTCACATGAAAGCGGAGGAAGATAATATTCCGCTGTTTGGCTGGCAAGATGACGGTTGGCTGACGATGACCAATTCTCCGGTCACTGATCACCAAACGGTTGTCAAATGGTTTATTGACATGCGGAAAAAGGGCTTTAATATAAAGCAGGTGGGCTTCGACCGGAAATTCGGACGGGAGTTTTTCCTGGAGATGAAGAGAGCCGGTTTCCGTATCGAGGACACCCCGCAGCTTTATCATCTTAAGTCTGAAGGTTTCCGGCACATTGAAAAGAAAGTAAAAGCCGGCAAATTCTATTATTTGCACAGCGAGGCATACGAGTATTGCGTCCAAAACGTTCGTGCTATAGAACAGGTGGATGATGCAGTGAAATATGAGAAAGTGCTACCCACGCAGAGGATTGACTTGTTCGATGCATCTGTTTTTGCTTGCATGCAGATGCTGAAAAATCTGGCCAAGTCTGGCACAGCCAAGAAATGGCTAAAAGGGGGTGAATAAATGGGAGTATTTGATAGGTTTTTAAGAAAACAAAAAACGAGGGCAGAGCCAAAAACAGCTTTGGAATGGTTTCTAATGAATAACTATGACACATTGGCAGTCCCTGGATATACCCGGCTGTCGGATAACCCGGAAGTAAGGATAGCGGTCCATAAGATAGCGGACCTTATTTCGTCCATGACGATTTACTTGATGCAAAACACCGATGACGGGGACATAAGAATTCGGAATGAGTTGTCGCGGAAAATTGATATTAACCCTTACAGCCTGATGACCCGAAAAGCCTGGATGTACTGGATAGTTCACACCATGCTGTTAGAGGGGCAAGGCAATAGCTTGGTTTACCCAAAACTAACAGCTGATGGGCTAATTGACGAGCTTATACCTATGCAACCCTCTAAAGTTAGTTTTATTGTGACCGATGATGGTTACCAAGTGAGATACGAGGACAGGATATACAACCACGATGAAGTTCTGCATTTCACAATCAATCCGGACCCGGAGGAACCTTGGAGGGGCAGGGGCTACCGGGTGGTGTTGAAAGACATTGTTAACAATCTCAAGCAGGCAACAGCTACGAAAAAGAGTTTTATGTCCGGGAAGTACATGCCTTCGCTTATCGTGAAGGTGGACAGCTTAACGGCTGAACTGGCAAGCGAGGAAGGCCGGGAAGGTGTGTATCAGAAATATCTAGAATCCAGTGAAGCAGGGAGGCCGTGGATCGTTCCAGCGGAGTTGCTTGAAGTGGAGCAGGTGAAGCCGCTTTCCTTGAAGGACATAGCCATCAACGAAGCGGTCGAGATTGATAAAAAGACCGTGGCAGGCATATTTGGAGTGCCTGCATTCTTCTTGGGGGTTGGGGAGTACAGCAAAGATGAGTACAACAATTTCATCAACTCCACCATTTTGCCGCTTGCCAAAAGCATTGAGCAGGAACTGACCAGGAAGCTACTTTGGAGCCCGGACCTATATTTTAAATTCAATCCCAGGAGCTTGTATGCCTACGACATAAAAGAGTTGGCCGATGTAGGAGCCAATATGTACGTCCGGGGCATTATGACCGGGAACGAAGTAAGAGACTGGTTGGGCATGTCGCCGAAAGAAGGATTGTCCGAGTTGGTTATCCTTGAAAACTATATACCGCTTGGCATGATTGGCGACCAGAAGAAACTTATCCAAGGGGGTGGTGACGACGATGGACAGGAAGATTAGGCAAACCCGAAGCCTACAAACAGAACTTAAAACTAGGGCAGAGCCAGACGCTCAGGATATGTATATCGAAGGTTATTTTGCGGTTTTTGGCCGCGAAACAGAACTTTGGCCGGGGGCTTTTGAGGAGATTGCACCGGGGGCCTTTGACGAAACCTTAAACAACGACATCCGGGCACTCATAAACCACGATACAACGTTGGTATTGGGCCGAAACAAAGCCGGGACACTGGAGCTAAAGGCAGACAGCTACGGCTTATGGGGCCGCATAAAAATCAATCCTAATGACACCGATGCGGTAAACCTTTATGAACGAGTAAAGCGAGGGGATGTGGACCAGTGCAGCTTTGGTTTTAACATCCTAGAGGAAAAAACTGATTGGCGAGATGACGGGACAGTTAAGTGGACTTTAACAAAAATAGACCTTCATGAGGTTTCAGTTTGTACTTTCCCAGCATACGAGGAAACGGGGGTGCAGGCAAGGAAGGCTGAAGTGGAACAGCACCGGCAAAGGCTTCTTGAGGCCAAGAAAAATAAATTAAGGGAGAGGATGAGAAGATGCTTAAACAACTGATGATTTCTAAAAAAATTGAGCAGCGCAAAGCCGCGTTGGCAGAGCTGGAAGAGCAGGAAAAGGGACTAGAAACTAGAGCCGAACAAGTAGAGGCAGCACTGGCAGAGGCTCAAACCGATGAAGAAATTGCAGTAGTTGAGGAAGAAGTGAGCGAGATTGAGGCCGAAAAGGAAGAGCTTAAGCAAAAGAAAGCTAGCCTTGAGGCAGAAATTGCGGAGTTAGAGGGAGAGCTTGAACAACTTAATGCCAAAGATCCAACAAGAAACAATCCTCCGGCGCAAGGCACGGGGAGGAACGAAATTAACAAAGGGGGAGAGGTACGAATGAAAAGAGGATTTTTTGCCGGCATGAATAGGGGCGAAGTTGAAAGCTTCATTAATCGCGAAGATGTTAAAGATTTTCTTACTCGTGTGCGGAGCATGATGGGTGAGAAGCGTGCTGTGACCGGTGCAGAACTGACGATTCCAGATGTAATGTTGGACCTACTTCGCGACAACCTGTACCGCTACAGTAAGCTCATTACCAAAGTCCGGGTCAAGACCGTAGGCGGGAAGGCACGCCAGAACATCACCGGTGCCGTTCCGGAAGGTGTATGGACTGAGGCAATTGGCAAGCTCAACGAGCTGGCGCTGTCCTTTAACCAGGTTGAGGTTGATGGATACAAAGTAGGTGGNTTNATTCCGGTTCCTAANTCTANNCTTGAGGACAGTGACNTGAATCTCGCTAACGAGATTTTGGATGCACTTGGGCAGGCCATCGGGCTAGGCGTTGACAAGGCAATCCTCTACGGCACCGGCAACAAGATGCCGCTTGGCATTGCGACCAGGCTTGCCCAGACCGCGAAGCCGAGCGACTGGGGAGCAAACGCGCCGGCTTGGGTTGACCTGCACTTGACCAACCTGGTCAGGTTTAACCCGACCAATATGACTCCGGAGGAATTTTTTGCAGAACTCATCCTTTACCTCGGGGTAGCGCGGCCGAATTATGCCATCGGTGGAACCTTCTGGGCCATGAATCGCAAGACCAGGATGAAGCTGTTGTCTAAGGCCGTCACCTTCAATGCTGCTGGTGCAGTCGTTGCAGGGTTAAACGGAACTATGCCGGTTGAGGGCGGAGACATTGTTGAGCTGCCGTTTATCCCCGATAATGACATTATCGGNGGNTANGGNGAACTGTATCTCCTGGCCGAAAGAGCAGGGGCGCAGCTTGCAGTTTCCGAGCACGTCAAATTCATCGAAGACCAGACCGTATTCAAAGGAACCGCTCGTTATGACGGCATGCCGGTGTTTGGTGAGGGCTTTGTAATCGTGAACATCGCCAATACCGNACCGACTACTACTGTGACTTTTGCCGCTGATACGGCAAATNCAACGGCAAATNCATAGGGGGAGGCGTTAGATTATGCCCAGAGTTATCGGGGGATTCAAATGCCNATATACCAACAAAATATACCATGTAGGCGACATATATGACGGCGATAGGCTGGAAGAATACCAGGCAAAAGGGTATGTGGAAAAATCAATAGCGGCACCCCAAAAGGGAAAAAAGACGAAGGGTGACACCTCCGGTGATTAAGGGGTGATCGCATGGAGACAACAACTGTAGTAACCTTGGTAAAAGAGCGGCTCGGCATAAAATCTAATGTTCGTGATACCTACCTGACCGCCATTGTTGACGGTGTAATCAAAGAGCTAACAGACGAGAAAGGGTTGGTGCTTGACGGCNCTAACCCTTATCATCTTATGTTCGTAGTGGATTTTGCAACCTGGCGGTATCAGTCACGGGATGAATCAGGCGCGATGCCCCGACACCTGCAATTCCGGCTGCATAACCTGATTATCCATACCGGGGGTGGTGCCGGTGACGTATGATCACGAACTGACTCTGATCAGCCAGACCATCACGGAAGATGAGATCGGCAACCAGATCCCGGTTGAAACTCGAAAGACAATACTATGCAAAGTAAAATCTGTTGGCAGATCGGAATTCTATGGCGCCGCTACTGCCGGATTGAGGCCGGAAATAGTGTTCGTTGTGCATGAGTTTGAATATAGTGGCGAGCGGGAAGTAGAGTTCGAGGGCGAACGCTATAAGGTCATTAGGGCCTACCGGGGTGGAGCTACCCGCCAAGGCTCCAAGTTGGCATTTGATGAGATGGAGTTGACGTGTGAGAAGGTGGGTACAGATGGCTAAAATCAAGATTGACCAGCTGGCTGCCGAGATAGCCAAGGGCCTAGCTGAATACTCGCAGGAAGTTGTCGAAAAAGTCAACATCAGCAGCGAAAAGATTGGCAAAGAAGCAGTCAAACAGCTCAGGCAGACATCGCCGAAGAAAACGGGCAAATATGCAAAAAGCTGGACCATGACCACAGAAAAAGCAATCGGCCAGCCGGATTTGCGCATTATTCATGCTAAGGCCCCGCATTACCGGCTGACACACCTTCTCGAGCACGGCCATGCTAAGCGAGGCGGCGGCAGAGTTGAAGGTAAGCCTCATATTCGACCTGCGGAGGAAATGGTTATCAAGGAGTTTGTGGCGGAGGTGGAGGAGGCGATTAAGCGTGGATGAAGTAACACTTTTTAATTTACTAAAGACAACCGGACTACCGGTAGCATATCACCATTTTGTGCAATCCACTCAGCCGCCCTACATTGTTTATTTGTATACCTATTCCAGTAACTTCGGCGCCGACAATCGAGTGTACCACAAAAACCCCCGCTATCAGGTGGAACTATATACCGAGTTCAAAGATCCAGCAACTGAAAAGTTATTAGAAGACTTATTTGACACCAATGACATTCACTGGGAAAAGACTGAAACCTACATTGACAGCGAAAAGCTGTACCAAATCATCTACGAGATTTAAGGAGGTTGAAAATAATGGCTAACAAGGTGAGATATGGGCTTAAAAATGTGCATTATGCAGTTATTACTGAGGGTGCGAATGGAAGTATAACATACGGGACACCGAAGCGAATTCCGGGAGCTGTAAACCTGACTTTGGACCCGCAAGGTGAGCAAGCTGAATTCTATGCTGATGACATGAGGTATTTTTCAGCGTTTGCAAATAGCGGCTATTCCGGAAGCCTTGAAGTGGCACTGTTCCCTGATGATTTCAAAAAAGATGTTCTCGGCTATATCGAAGATGAAAATGGTGTTTTGTTTGAGGACGCAAACGCAGCACCGAAGAACTTTGCTTTGCTATTTGAATTCACCGGCGACAAAAACGCTATTCGGCATGTACTTTACAACGTAAGCGCCAGCAGGCCCAACGTTTCTGGTGCAACCAAGGGCGCAAGTATTGAACCGCAGACCGAAACAATTAACATTACTGCCGCTCCGGCACTTGATACTGGCATGGTGAAGGCCAAATGTGAGCCTGGGCAAGATGCGTATGAGACTTGGTATCAACAAGTTTATACTTATACCCCGGCAGGTGAGTAATAGATGGAGAAGGTATTAATAATCGATGGGCGCCAGGTGCGGTTTAAAAGCACCGGCGCCTTTCTCTTACGCTACAAAGCCCAGTTCGGCAGGGACGCACTGCAGGATATTCTGAAACTCCAGGGAGCCATAGACAACAAAAACCAGATCAAAAATATTGATGCGCTAGACCTTGAGGTATTTTATAACTTGGTTTGGACACTGGCCAAAACAGCAGACCCTTCAATCCCGCCGCCGCTGGAATGGCTGGACGAGTTCAGCGAGTTTCCGCTAATGGACATTATCCCGGAAATAATAGATTTAATTTTCAGCAGCCTGGGTGCAACAGTAGAGCCTAAAAAAAAATAGATGCCGATGATGACACCCCTTTCAAGCTGACTACTGAGATGTTGATGCTTGGTGCGCTTGAGAGGGGTTTAAGTCTGCGTGATTTTGAGGATTTAACACCAGGTATGCTTCTTGATTACATCATCACATACAACAATGAGCGTCGCTATGATGCCGATGGGGATACCCGGGAAACCGTAAGGCAGGCTACCCAGGTTGATTTTGACCGGTTCTAGGAGGTG